CTGGATGAGAAGGAACTCATCAAGCGCAACGCGGCTGGCGTGCAGATCGACACCGAAGGACTCATCAAGTCCGACGAAGCGATGGCGCAAGAGCAGCAGCAGCAGATGATGCAGCAGGCCGCCTTGGCCGCAACCCCCAACGTGGCGCGTGGTGTGATGGATCAAGCCGCCGCCCCTCAAGGATAGTCCCAACATGGCTGATGCCATTCCCGTAAGCCGGCAGTCCCCGAAGAACGCCAAGATCGCCGCCCCCGCCAACGGGGTTGCGGTCGCCGGTCTCATGTCGCCCAACTCGGACGAGGTGATTCCGCCGACGAACTACATGGAGCCCGGTAGGCTGGCAGACGAGGGCGACCTCGGTGCTATCAAGGCGACGAGCGACGTCGTTCAAGAAGTTCGTCTCGTTCCCGAGAAGGACGGAACCGTTCCGGTCTTGACGCACCGCGCCACTCGCGTGGATCACTGATCCATGCCCAACGGACAGCAAAGCGGTACGCCGGCCCCAGTCGCGCCGGTCCCCGGTTCGCCGGAGTACGATGCGGCGATGATTGCCGAGGCTGGCGGAACGCCGGCCCCTGCCGGTACTCCTACGCCGGCCCCAACGGACACGCTGATCGACGGCAAGTTCAAGAGCCAAGACGATCTGCTGAAGGCCTACAAGGAACTGGAGAAGAAGCTCGGCGGCAAGCCGGCGGACACTCCGACCCCGACGCCCGATGCGGCGTCCCTCAAGATGGCCCCCGAGGTTCAGGACATCCTGACCAAGGCGGGGCTGTCGGAGGCCGCGCTGACCGACGAGTACACGAAGGACGGGAAACTGTCCGACGACACGTACGCGAAGCTCGGTGCTGTCGGCGTCCCGAAGAGCATGGTCGACGCCTACGTCGCCGGCCAAGCCGCTGCCGGGGCGAAGTTCGTCTCGGACGTTCACGCCCTTGCGGGTGGCCCGGAAGCTTTCGGCGCGCTCACCAAGTGGGCGCAGACGAACGCGTCCCCCGATGACCTGAAAGCGTACAACGCCGCCATCGACTCGGGTGACATGGGCAGGATCCGCCTCGCCGTCTCGGCGTTCAACGGGGCGTACAAGAACGCGAACCCGTCGCTCGTCGGCGGCACCGTCGCGCCGCTCGCAACCGGCTACCGGTCGCAGGCGGAGATGAACGCTGCCATCCAGGATCCGCGTTACCGCAAGGACGAGGCGTACCGCGCCGACGTCTACGCGAAGATCGCGCTCACGAAGTAACCAACCAGAAGCCAACCATGTCCAGTCCCTACAAGGGCACCGCACCTCGCGGCGCCAGCGTCACTTCCGGCACGGTGTCCGCGGGGACTGCCATCACCGCGGCGCACATCGAAATCAACGGCGTTGCGTTCCCCGCGGTTGCACTCGCGGCGGATGCGGCCACCCGTGTCGATCAACTCGTCGCACTCATCAACTCGTACTTCACGCTTACCGGCGTGTGGGCCGAGAAGGTGACCAGCACCACGTACAAGCTCCTGTCCGGCGCGGCCATCACGGCAACGCTTGGCGCGAGCGCAACGGTGGCTACGTTCGGCTTCGCCACTTCGATCAGTGACCCGCTCGACGGTCAATCGCTGCTCGCCGGCAGCAACCGAGTGAAGTTCGGCTCGGGCGTGGTGTCCGGCGACGACGCGTACATCAACTACGGGTCGCAGGACATCAACGTCAAGCACGCGAAGGCCATGGGCCTCCTCGGCTCGGCGCTGGGTGCTGACATCGAGATGACGCCGGCCGCAACGCCGACGCGCACTGACCACTGATTTCCCGATCACGCACGATCACGCACGATAACACACCTAGTGTTACCGTGCGCGTTCCCAGTTACGGGGATCGTCTAACGAAGACGGGGGCGACAAGCCCTACGATGTGGGTATCGAGCCCCACTCCCCCTACCCTCTCTTTACCCTCTCGGCTTACCCAGCGAGAGGGTGCCACATTCGCAGCGCAGCGCAACGCACACGCTTGGCCCGGCTACGGTCGGACAACCCTGTGTCGTCGTGTTGAGCGTGCTTCGAGTGATCCCACCAAGCGGCTCCTGCCGCTCTCACTCACCACGCAAGAAAGCAACCCATGACTGCAGCTACCGTTCTGCGCATTGGCGATAACAACATCGCCGGTACGCCGACCGAACTGTTCATCAAGGTGTTCAGCGGCGAAGTCCTCTCCGCGTTCGACGAATCGAACGTCGTGATGGACAAGCACGTTGTCCGCCAAATCGCCTCCGGCAAGTCGGCTTCGTTCCCGGCGACCTGGAAGGTCACCGCTGCGTACCACACGCCCGGTGCCGAGATCGTCGGCCAGACGTCGGCCATCTCGGAGCGCGTCATCCTCATCGACGGCATGCTCGTCTCGTCCGTGTTCCTCGCGGAGATCGACGAAGCCATGGCGCACTACGACGTCCGCTCGGAATACGCGAAGCAGACCGGCGCCGTCCTGTCGAACACGTGGGACAAGAACGTCCTGCAAGCGGGCTGTCTCGCCGCGCGTGCGTCGGCCACGGTCACCGGGGGTTTCGGCGGCACGCAGCTTACGTCGGCCACCACGCTCTACAAGACGAGCGCGGTCGACCTCGCGGCTGGCATCTACTCCGCTGCGCAGACGATGGACGAGAAGGACATCCCCGAGGGTGACCGCAACGTCTTCGTGAAGCCGGCGCAGTACTACCTGCTCGCGCAGTCGACTGCCCTGATCAACCGTGATTGGGGTGGCAACGGCTCGTACTCGGAAGGCAAGATCGTCAACATCGCTGGCATGCCCATCGTGAAGACGAACCACCTCCCGACCACGAACCTCTCGCAGGTTTCGGGCACCAACGGCACCTACCACGGCGACTTCACGAAGACCGCCGCGCTGGTGATGACCCGTGGTGCGGTCGGCACGGTGAAGCTCCGCGACCTCGCCATGAGCGTCGACTACGATCCGCGCCGTCTCGGCCACCTGATCGTTTCGCGCTACGCCGTCGGCCACGGAATCCTCCGCCCCGAGTGCGCGGTCGAACTGCTCACGACGTCGTAATCGACGGGTAACACCCAAGGGTCACCTCTGCCTAACCGCGGGGGTGACCCTTTTTTTCGTCTAAGGATTCCAATGTCGTCTCACATCAAGTCGTTCAACGCACCCGGCGGCGTTGCGTCCTTCGCGATCCCCGCAGACTGTGCGGTCCTCACCGTCACGGTGAGTGGCGCTGGCGCCTCATATACCGCGAGTGGCGGTGTCCTCACGATTTCTCCGACCCCGGCGGCTGGTGCCCCGGTGGTCGTCACCATCACGCCCGTCCTTTCGGCAGAACTTGGGGCGGGTGCGCTTGACGCCCTCGTCTCCGGTGGGACCATTGAAGTGCTGAACGAGACGGTGTTCGCCGGCATGGCGACCGGCGCACTGTCGGCCGGTGCCAACACACTGGACTCCCGTAGTTGGTATGCCACGCTTGGCGCGGGCGGTGGGGCCGCAGAGATTGTCGCCACAGGTCTTTCGATCACCAACGGTTCGGGCGAAACGAGCGTCGTACTTTCGGCCGGGGCCACCGGACTGTCCTCGTTCCTCTCGGCGCGGGATTGGCGCCGCGGGCGCGTTGGATACTGGATGCGCACGGCGAGCTACGCGTTCACTTCGTCGACCACTGCGTACGCGTACTTCTCCCCGAACATGTCCGGCTGGGCTACGCACTGGGTCGCTGCAGGACGCGGCAAGAACACCATGGGCGCCGCCAACACGGCCGCTGGCTCGCAACTGCTCCTTACCGGCTGGCTTGGCACGCAGACCAACTACGTCACCACGACCGGCGCAGACGATGTCTACCTGATCTACCAGCGCACCCCCACGCTCTTTGATTTGTACAGTGGGGTGTGGGCGGGTGATTGGCCCAGCATGGATGACATGACGCTGCGCGGAACGGCCCACTTGTTCAACCTTACGGCAACGGCGGCGACCATCGGGTCTTCGCTGCGCGACGTCGGCGCATGGGTGCCAGGCTTCCTGATCGGCGGCACGGGAACGGCGGCGAACATGATCATCGACCGCTTCCGTACGACGGTCTGGAAGTAACCCATGTCCGCCCCTTCCCCGCAGACGCGTCTGGAAGCGATCAACACGATGCTCGGCGCAGTGTGGGAGACGCCTGTCTCCTCGCTCACTGCGACGGGTATCGCGTCCGTGTCGCTCGCCGTCCGCATCTTCGACAGCACGCTGCGCTCGGTCCTCTCGCGCGGCTGGGCGTTCAACACCGAACACGAATACCCCCTTGCCATCGACGTCAACGACAAGTGCCCTCTCCCTGAGAACACCCTGTCGGTGGACCCGGATGGCGACTCTGCGTACATCAACGGAGTCCAGCGCGGCTCGTTCCTCTACGACCGCGGTGAACACACGTTCCTCTTTCCGAACGTCAACACGGTGTACGCCACCATCATCCTCGGCCTCGACTACACGGACATCCCGGAGACGGCCAAGGAGTACGTCACCATGCTGGCGACTCGCCGCTTCAAGGCCGAGTACCTCCAGCAATCGGAAGGCGAAGCGACGTCGGCCGAGATCGAAGCGCTCCGCAACCTCGAAGAGACCGAAGCCGACACCGGGGACCACAACGTCCTCACCGGCAACTGCTCTGTGAACCGAATCCTCCAGCGATAGCCCACCCCCATGCTGATCAACAAGCCCATCCCGTCGCTCATCGGCGGCGTGTCGGAACAGCCGGCAAACCTTCGGCATCCGACTCAGGTCGAGAGCATGACCAACTGCTCCCCCGAGATCTCGGTGGGCTTGTCGAAGCGGGCTGGTTCCGACCTCGTCGAGCGCCTGTCCACGCTGGACCACTCCGATTCGTACTGCTTCGGGATCGACCGGGGAACCTCCGGGACTTCCGAACGGTACATCGTGGTGATCGCAAACGGGTCGATTCAGGTGTTCGATTGGGACGGCGTAGCGCAGACGGTGACCACCCCGAACGGGGTTGGCTACCTCGGCGCCTCCGTTCCGCGCACCTCGTTCGACCACGTGACGGTGGCGGACTACACGATCCTCACCAACAAGCTCGTGGGTGTCGCAGAGGGCACCCTTGCGTCTGCCACGGTGGTCCCTGCGCTCTACGTCATGGTCCGCCAAGGCGTGATCGACATGGACTACACGATCACGCTCAACGGCACCAACTACACGTACTCCATCGGCAACTCGGCTGGTGTCAACCAGACCGACGCGATTGCTGCGGGCCTCAAGGCCTTGGTGGACGCCATCGGCACGTTCACCACGACGCAGACCGGCAACCTCCTGAAGATCGTGAAGACCGATTCGTCAGACTTCACGTGGTCAGTCACGGACACCTACGGGGACCAGTGTCTCTTCGGCTTCCGGGACACCGTGCAGCGCTTCGAGGAACTTCCCCGGAAGTTCGTGGAGAACGTCACGATCAAGATCCAGGGAGATCCTGAGACGCCGAACGATGGCTGGTACGTGAAGTGGCAGAAGGACGACTCGTACAGTGACGGGGTGTGGGTCGAGACACGCGCCCACAACATCTACACCGGCTTCAACGCCGGCACGATGCCGCACACGCTCGTCCGCAACACAGACGCCACGTGGACGTTCGCGGAAGCCGCGTGGGTGGACCGGCTGGTCGGAGACGACGAGTCTGCGCCCATGCCGTCCTTCATGGAGAAGTCGATCCAGAAGGTCTTCTTCTTCCGCAACCGGCTCGGGTTCCTCTCGGACGAGAACATCATCCTGTCGCAAGTCGACGACTACTTCAACTTCTTCCCGTCGTCTGCTCGCATCGTGGCGGACTCGGATCCAATCGACAAGTCGGCCGGGAGCGCGAGCGCCAAGGTGAACTTCCTTCGCCGTTGCGTCCCTTTCGACAAGTCCTTGTTCGTCACCTCGGACAGCCAGCAGTTCCAGTTCGGCGGGCAGGACATCCTGTCCCCGAAGACTGCGCACCTCTCGCCCACGACGGCGTACGAGATCGCGGCGTGTCCGCCGGTCGCCATGGGCAGCAACGTGCTGTTCCCGGCGAAGCGCGGCAGCTACACCAGCGTGCGCGAGTACTACTTCGACCAAAACGCGGCCGGCAACGACGCGCTCGACGTCACTGCGCACGTGCCTACGTTCATTCCCGGCACCCCGTTCCAGATGGTGGCGGCGCCCGCGCTGGACCGACTGTTCATCCTCACAGAGACGATCCGCACCGAAGCCTCGGTGTACGACTCGTTCTGGAATGGGCAGGAGAAGGTTCAGTCCGCGTGGCACCGTTGGAGCTTCGCCGGCTCCCCCGAGATCGTCGCGCTGATCCCCTTCAACACCACCTTGGTGGCCCTCTTGCAATACCCCGAGGGACTCTTCCTGGTCCGCGTGGAGATGGACCGCAGGCAGATCACAGACGGCGCCCTGCTGTGGCCCGTGCGTCTCGACAGGAAGTTCCAGTCGACGCTCGGCAACTACAATCCCGCCGCTGCTGGGTACACCACGTGGGATCTCCCGTACAACTACACGACCTCGATGCAGGCTGTGGTGTTGGACAAGAGCGGCGAGATAGGCCAAGTGCTGGACCTCGACGCCATCAGCAGCACGACGGTGGGGCATGCCGGGAACTACGCCGGTTGTACCGTGGTGATCGGTGAGAAGTACACCGCATCTGCGATCCTGTCGGAGTTCTTCGTGCGGGACCGGGAGGACAAGGCCCTGCTTGGCGGGCGCCTGCAACTGCGCGACCTCCTGCTCAACTTCGCGGACTCCGGCTACTTCGAGGTGGACGTCTACCCCAGTGGGCGTGACAGCTTCACTTACCCGTACACCGGACGCGTGCTTGGGGTGTTGGGCATCACGCTCGGCGTCAGGCGCATGCAGGACGGCGAGTTCCGCTGCCCGATCAGCGCGAAGTCTGACGAGGTCAGCATCACGATCTCCTCGGACCAAGCGGTCCCCTTCTCGATCCAGTCGGGCCAGTTCACCGGGCACTACGCCCAACTTTCGAGGCGTGCATGATCAAGGTTCGGCGCAGCACCCGTGGAGACTTCGACGAGTTGATTGCTGGGATGCGCCGGCGTGACGCAGAGGAAGTGTTCGCTTCGGCGGGCAACCTCTGCGCCCACGAAATGCAGCAGCGCGCCGGCAACTCGCTCACCGCGCTGGACGGGGACAATCGCGTCATCGCGATCTTCGGCTGCAACGCGCTGCGCGGGTCCGACACTGTCGGTGTCCCATGGTTACTCGGCACGAACCTCCTCGACCGGCACGTGATGTCCATGTGCAAGCAGGCCCGCAAGTACATCAAGGCGTGGCTGGGCGACTACGAGGTTCTCACCAACGCCACCTCGATCAGCAACACCGTAGTGATTGACTGGCTGAAGTGGCTCGGCTTCACGTTCTCCTACCAGTTCCCCGGCGCCGTCGACCCGTCGGTCACCTTCATCCAATTCTCCAAGAGACGCACATGTGCGACCCCGCAACTATTGCTGCAGTGACCCTCGCCGCGTCATACGCAGCGCCAGCAGCCGCGGCAGCCTCGTCGATTGCCGGCTTCGTTGGTCAGAAGCAGCAGGCGAAGGCGCAGGAAATGGCGGCGCGGGATGCGTACATCGCGAACCAGTCGGCGCTCGATCAACAGCAGCTTCAGCAGAACGAGCGTGCGTCACAGCAAATGTCGGCGCGTGCTCTTGAAGCCATGCGCGAGCGCGGCCGGCTCCGCGCCATCGCGGCCGAGATTGGCGGGGGCAACTCCACCGACAGGCTGATGGGCGAGGTGAACCTCACCGAGTCCACCGACATGGCGACCATCGAGCGCAACCGCGCCATGGCCGAATCGCAGTCCCAGCTTCAGAAGAAGGGGATGCAGGCGCAGGCGCAGGGGCAGATCAACTCGTCCAATCGCCCGAGTGCGCTCGGACTCGCCCTCGACCTGGCCGGGACCGGACTGAATGCCTACAACAATGCGCCGGCAACGAAGTCCACCCTCAAGATCCCTGAGTGGAAGCCCACGGGCTCCCGCGACTACTGGTAACCAACGATGCCCCGTTACGACAAGCAGCAAATCAGTGCCCCGACCGCGCCGGACTCGCGCGGTCCTTCGGTCGGGCTCGGCGTAGCGGCGTCCCCGGTATCCCTCGGCGTTGCCGGGCGTGGTGGCGACACCGCGCTCGCTCTGGCGCACTCGCTGAAGGGGCTCATCCCCGGACTCGCGATGTTCGGCACCAACCAGGCCGCGGAGCAGAAGCGCCTCGACACCATCGAAGGCACGCGGGCGCGTCAGGGGCAGGCGGACAGTCTGGTGTCCCCGACGCTCAAGGAGCAGTCGCCCGAGTACCAGAACGCGTACATGCGGCAGCACGGCTTGATGATGGGCATCGAAGACGCGACGGCACTGTCCGCCGACTTCGAGGCGAACATGAACAAGCCCGACTTCAACCCGGATCAATTCTTGGGTGAACGCCGCGCCAAGCTGGTCCAAGGCATGGCGGACCCGGAAGCGTTCGCGGCCTACACCTCGCACATCACGCGCGTGGAGAGCCAACTCCGCAGCGAGTTCGCGAAGAAGACGCTCGTCGACACGCGGAAGACCGCAGCGGCCGGCGTCAGCGCGGAGATCACCGAAGTGCAGCGGTTGTCCGAAGGCGCACAGCCGCAGGACACCATCGCCAGCTACGACATCGTCATCGCCAAGCACAACGCCCGTGGAGTCCCCAAGGACGTCATCACGGGGATGTGGGTGAACGCACTGGTCAGCAATCCCGCGGCACTCCCGCAGGACTTCGACCACCTGTACCTGAAGGACTCCAGTGGGTACGCACCTGCGGATCGTGTAGACGGCAGTGGTCAGCCATACAAGGTCGCCATCGACAAGGCGCGTGCTGCGGCCATCGCTCGTGAGAACAAGGTCACCGACTCCCTCATGGACGACGGCGTGCGGGACTTCATGATCCAGCACGAAGAGACGCTGCGCTCGAACCCGATGTCCATCGAGAACCCGGCCGAGTACGTTCGCGCCAACTCGCGTGCGTGGGCGTCCCACAAGGAAGTCGGCCCGGCCATCGCCAAGATCCTCAAGGCGCAGGACGAGTGGAAGGAGAACGAGTTCTACAACGGTGCCGCAGCTGGCACGCTTCCGTTCTCGCACGCCCTCACCACCGACCCGAAGTTCATCAAGGCGGCAGAGCGCCGGCACATGGCGCGTTGGGCGAAGGCCGACTGGTCCAACTCCGTGTCGATCACTGCGCTCCTGCAGGACTCGACCAACGACTTCAACCGCCACGGCGTGCCGGATCCGTTCATCGCGTCCATGGCCGACCGTGTGTCCATCATGGGCACGGTGAAGGACGGCAAGGGTGGGGAGACGCTGTCCCCCGAGTTCCGCGCCATGCACTCCCTGTGGAAGATCGCGAAGGACACCGGCTCGCCGGCCATGGCGCTCTTCAAGGAGGACGCGCAGATCTTCCTGCAGGCCTTCAACGATTGGCCCGGCCCGGAGTCCGCCAAGTTCCAAGCGGCCCAGCAGGCAGTCTCGCGGGACGCCAAGGCAGCACGCAAAGGCCTCACCGCCGACGAGCGCCAGATGCACAAGAAGGCGATCATCAGCGACTTGGATTCGTGGCGCAAGGAAGGTGTGTCTATCGGAAGCTCGCCGGCCAACGCCGACGTCTTCGCGGACAAGATCATCGACCGTGCCGTCATCCTTATGGCCCGCGGTGGAAGCCTGTCGTGGAAGCAAGCCATCGAAGTGTCGAAGACCATGTCCGCTGCCACGCACGCGTGGGACGGACACGGCACGCTCGTCGAGATCCCGGCCGACCTCCCCAAGGAGAAGGCCACTGCGTACCTCGATCAGTACCTGACCGACGCCAAGGGGATGTTCAAGGCGAAGGGGCAGGAGCTTCCGGGCTACAAGATCATCCCGGTGCAGAAGGACGGCAAGCCTGCGTTCCGCATGACTGACCTCCTTGGCAACACCATTGCGCCTGTCCGAACGCACGAAGACCTCGCACATGCGAGTGCCAAGGCGAAGGGGCAACTGCCAAGCCAGATCGCCGCTCTGCAGAACCAGCGCATGGACGAGCGGGAAGGTGCGGCTACGCAGAACCGCGCCATCGGGCAACTGTCGCCCGAGGAGTTCACTGGCTCGCTGGCCCCTGAGGTCGCTGCCGCCAACGCCCAGATTCGGCGTGAGTGGGTTGCGCAAGAGCAGCGCGAGCAGGCGCTAGTCAACCTCTCCATCGGACAGTTGTCCCCGGAGGAGTTCCGCACCGAGTTGGAGACGATCAAT